CCACAGCCCCTAATGATCCCGATGATTTGGTGGAGGAACAAATCAGGCCTATTATTGGCGATGATGTGAAATACATTTCCGTGCACGCCTTGAAGTCGTATCTTGAGGTCACGGAGGTTGTTGGCGATGGGGTTTACGTGGGGTTGAAGGAAAGCGTGCGTGCCGACCACCGTAAGTTTTTACAGATGCTTGATGCTTGTGATATTCGTAATCTGCGCTTGCCTATCAATGGTGATGTTGATATCCATGAATATAATCGAATATTTTATGCGGATAATGAAAATGTTTATGACGCGTTGGCGACCAGTTTCTATGAGTTGGAATGGCCTGACGCGTCGACGGTGTGGGTGACCATGAGCTACGACACGGGCACGGGGGAATCACGGTTCTTGCTGTCGGGCGACCGGTTCGGGCTGGGGGATAGCCGGGTGCATGACATGCGGCTGGATACCGCCCGCCATGGCAATCATGCGGTTTTGTTAGATAAGATTTTCCCAGGCTGGCGTAAACGCTTGTTCGATCCGTTTGTTGAGGTCTGGGAGAAGCAGATTATGGATTGGCGTGCCGAAGACGCGGCTGAGGAAGGGGAAGAAGTTTAACGGTTAGCCCCCGTGCGGGGGTGGGGTTTGGGGCCAGGGCGGGCAACACTATGCGGGGGTAACATTTTCAGAAAGGAAGAATCGTGGCAGTTGTCACAATCAATTTCCCAGACCGGGGGCTTTTGGGTATCCACGGTGTCCCAGCGCCATGCGGCCGGGTATGTTTTCGTGGTGGCGAGGTTCCGCACGGCGCTAAGCTTGATGCCGCCTACACGGTGGCCGTTAATCATGATGGTAATTCGTATCGCATGTACTGCCATTTTGGTGTGGAATATCTTGCCAATCGGCGCAGGTTGGTGTATTATTTTCAGAATGAAGGCTTGCCCCAAGCCAAGCTTTACGATCTGGGGTGCGAGTCTGATGGTGTTGCCGCATCCATTGCGCTGTTGGGTGCAAAATGCCTACAGTTTGCGGGGGTCACACTGGACCCTTGCGAAGGCCCCGGGTGGGAGAAGAATAGCGAAAGGGCATATCGGCTTCGCCTGAATCCTCAGGAAAAGCTTGGTGGGCTATGGGTGTACATCATCCTATCTGATATGGGGAGGCTGTCGAGTGTGAAATTGTATGAGGCCATCACCAGCGGCGATAATGATTACCGCATTTTAGGCTCGGGCCAATTCGATCCTTTCCTCACCGCGGTGCTGGGTGCGGATTATTGGAATGAGTTGACCAAGCTTGTTTCCTTAGGCGTTTTTAAGGGAAGTGAAGATGATTAACATCAGGAAGCGCCGGGCGTCAGACCTGGAATTTTATGTGAACACTTTCATATTCGCCGTGGAAGGGCACCTGGAAAAGAGGGACTACAATGATGTGACTAACTATTTGCGAACGTTGGGGGATTGGGGTGAGGATATTATCCGCAACCAGCGGCTTATGCACGATTTTGCTTGCGATCAGTTGGCCCCGCTGCTAGCGGTTGCGGTTGAGCAAAAACCATTTCTCGACATGCTGGGGTGGCTGTCTCTAGAGCGTGCCGCAATCAGCAAAATGTATTCCTGGATTATTGAAACCGTGCAAAAGTATTGCAAAAAATATGGGCTTGATTACAAAAAACTGCTAGCCGAAGTCAGCAGGCAAGTCCCGCTAGGCGATGATGGATTCACCGCCCCTGGCTACCATATCACCAAACGCAAGGACAAACCCAGCCGGGAACGGTGGCGGGGTGAGAAAGGCGAAATTTTGGGTGGCGCATTTTTCTTAGACAATCCTAAGATCAACTTTAAGGACTGTGATTATTGCGGGGTGCGGAATGTCCGTCTCTGAGATTGTTGCACTGGTTTGCGGAAAACCCTGCAAGGACGGCTTAGGGAGGGATTGTGAAGTATTCGTTATTAAATCACGAAAGCCGGGCGGCTTGGTTAAAGCTAAGAAAATCATACTTGACCGCTAGCGAGGTTGCGAAGCTCGGCCCGAAGGCCGTCAAGGCCATGGTGAACCTTGGTGAGGAAAAATGGGGCGACACACCCCCTTTCCGGGGGAACGAATACACGGAGTGGGGCAACATTCGGGAACCGGTTATCATTGGGAAACTATTAGGGGCGTGGATTCCGGTTGAACATAACACAAACCTTTTAGTTTCCACAACCCACCCACTGTTTGCCGCCACACCCGACGGGTTAATCCCCTGCAGGAACGCTACTGTGCAGATTAAAACCGCTGGCACGAAGCGTTTCTTTGATGATGTGGGGCACATGCCGAAAAACTATATGCGTCAGTGTCAATGGGAAATGCTTATTACCGATGCGGAAAAGTGTTTGTTCGTGGTTGAGGAAAGGTTGGAGTCGTTCGATGGTTTCCACCCCGGTAGGATCACCACCATGACCGTGCCCCGTGACGATAAGCTTATCGACACCCTGGTGAAAACGGGCATGCGGTTTGTGAACCTGGTTTTGGACGGCACCATAAGTCACCCCCAAAGTGAGGCGTTTAGGAGGTTTAAAGCGGAAGCTGAGTTTTTCTATAAGTGAGGCATAAAAAATGGCCCCCGGTGTTAAAAGCCGGGGGTGTTTTTATATGCGCCAATAATGTCACTGTTATGTTATCGGTCAGCATCAAGCGTGTTATTAATCTCACGCAGCTGTTTGACCTGTACGTTTATCAGCTCATCATCGGGTATATGGTGCTCCCTATGTATACTCAGCAGCCTGTCTATAACGCTTATAGCACGCTCCAGTGCCCTGTGCAAGCGTGACGCTATATCTTCGATAGCGTGGCGCCTGTCGCGTTCCTCATCAATGCGTTTCTCCAATATGTTTACCTGGTCTGATAGGCTGGTGATGCGTTGGTCCATGCGTTCGATTTCGCTTTTTCTAAGGTTCTGGTTATCGGTTTTCGCTTTCATCCATGCTGCTATAAGGGCGGTGACCGCGGTGGCCAGGGCTGCGCTTAACGCCGTCAGTTCGGCTATCATATGTTCTACCTTTCGGGTATTATGAAAAGCCCCAACCCATATAGGCTGGGGCAATCATCACTGCTCAAATACTACTTTTCCTGGGCCTCAATCACCGCGGGTGCAACAACCCGATTGTGAGACTTGCCCGCCTCGGTATCATCAATGATGTTGAACAGCTCATCATTGATTTTGTCCACCACACTATCAGTCACACCGTTAGGGGTGCGAGACACACCCAACACTGTGAGGATACTTAGAATGATTGGTACGATCTGCTCCGTGTAGGCGGGCAGGTTAGTGTGGTGCGCAAACACACCGGTCAACACTACCGCCACAATCAGCAGCGCGCTACCGAAAGCCGCAGTCACGGTGTTGGCCTTGCGCTTGCTGAGAGATTGCTTAGCAGCAATGTTCCGCAAAGCCTGGTTGAGTACATCTGCGGTCTGATTATTGAAAGCCATAAGCTTCCCCTTTCTTACCGAATCCGGTTGATAAGATTTTGCAGAAGATCATTCTGCTTTTCCGTAAGCTCGATCAATTTATCCAGCTTATCCCCATTACGCTGGGCTGCATCCATGCCCATGTAGGCGTGCGCGTTAGTATTGATGATGAAGTCACGTAAAGTGCCTTCCCATTCACTACCAGGCACCCGCGATTTAAAGCGTGCGTCTAAAACACCCATAAGCTCCCCTTTCCCAAAAGGTGGGTTATCAATATATTTCTGAACATTTGCACGGAATTCGTCCATGTCCATCATGTGGCCAGGGACACCATCACCCGCGCCGGGGTCCCACTTGCCCTGCGCATAATATGAGTACTCCCAGTGGGCAATACAGCGGCTGGAATCCAAACCCAAATACCACAGCAGTGCTGCTACAATCCTATGGTAGGTGTCGAGCATGTTATCCGGCCATGGCGAAACCCCGTCCGACTGGGGTTCAATACCGATCATATATGGGTTAGCGTTATCGGTCGGCAAGCCGGGGTACGATCCCCGACCCAAATGCCAGGCCACACCAGCCCCACAAATCGTGGCGGTATAGGGGGGTGTGCGGCTTAAATGAATCTGAGAAGACAAGCCGTTTTCCAAGCCCGGGTTCCGCGCAATATATTCCGCAGAAGTATTATTAGCCCCCGTGTGGTGCACCGCCACACCCCAAATCTTGGTGAAGTCACCCATGCCCCACTCGCGCCAACCATCGAGTTCTTGCACGTCAACGCCGAAAGCGCGTAAAACTTCGGGCATGAACAGGGGGTCGCCGTAGTGGTTGGGGTTGGGTTGTATCGGCATAATATCAGTGCTGGTGTCCTCTGGCATTTCTTCGGTCATGGGTTGCGTCAGTTGCGTGTGCGGTGTCCCGGTGGCGCCAGTTTGCCCCCACTCGTGCCATAGGATTTCATTAACATCACACTGTACGCCACCCACTGTTACGGTCCCGATTTTTTGGAACAGGACGGCTTCCTGGGCTAGCTCGCCACCACTCCATGCCGCGGTCTGCCAAGCCAAGAAATGGCCCTCGCCACAATCCGCGATCACACCATCCTCAACAGCCCAGGATATTACACGGGAATGCCCATATATTCCGGTGCGCCCGACACCCAAAATTTCGTTCACGCCACGGAAGTATTCGGCACCAAAACTATTCCACTCGCTGAGAGAAATATTATAATCCACGGCGAAGAAGCAGGCGGCGTCACCCCTGCCTAGGCTTTGCAAATGCTGCAAAACCGCGGTGGCATCAGACACCCCACCCGCATACCCGCGCTTCACATCGGAATCAGATTCTTTCCCGTACTGATACACGAAAGCTATAGACAAGCCGTTACGGTAGAAGTCGTCAAGCTCGTTTTTACCAATCGGCTTGCCCCGCATCCACGCTTCCCGTGGTTGGGATACGTACCGCACCGCACCCATATGGCCAGCGTTTTTAACATCGGCGGCGCTTGGAACACCAGCCGAATAGTCAATAATTGTTGACAATCACATCACCCCTAATCAGTCATCTGTCGCCTTAAAAAATAGGTAGCACCTACCATTCTTAATGTTGTGGGGGTCGCCAGTCCACCCGGTGGCAAAACAAGTCCAAAAATCATCAGACCTGAGCGAAAGACCCCGGTCGGTGTAGGTTTCCCCCGTGTCAGCATCCTGTAGCACCACTATCATCCTGCCCCATGGGTGCTTTTTCTTAGCTTTGCAATCCACAGTGAGTGTCGGCTGGTCATCAATTTTGCCGTTGGGGTCGATAACCACCTCATATTTTGTATCCATTGACCCCATATTGGGGTGCTTGAATTCAAAATCGTACACCAGGTCAACCCCAAATTTTGATTTCATGTACGCTTCCAGGGCGGTGAGGTTGGTCCCCGCGCGTTTCCGCTCATCAACGATGCGCAGCCACGTGTCCGACTGGTGTTTCAGCAGCTTCTCGTTACGGTTAAGAATATCCTTAGAAATTTTGATTTTCCGCACCACGCCGGTGGGGGTGGCCACAAATTCCACCCCGGACACTTTTGCCTCACGAAACATCCCAGGCCCAACCATCACATCAACCACATCACCAGGGCGAACATCCACGCCAGGGTTCGTGTTGCTAACCTCCAGGCCCTCAATATCCCGGGTGAAAGTAGTGGTCATCTCATTAGCTTTCTCCGCCCCACCAATCACCTGCGCAATATCCGTTATGCCCGCCGGAATATTAATATTAATATCCGACTTAAGAAAAGCCTGAATAAACAAGCCGTTACCCAAATCATTCCCAAGTGGGTACACGTAGACGGAACGTTTCCGCTGGTCCTCCGATAATGAAGCGCCATCGGGGTAGGTGACCGACCATGCGCCATACAGGCGTGTAGCCGTGGGGTAGGTGACAACAAACTCCATACTATTAGGTGTAACAATTTTATTCACCTTAGGCATTCTCGGCATCCTTCCCCTGTGAAACAAAAATGTATGGCACCGGGAAAACCGTTCCCACCTGCGTCCTGCCCCACACGCTAGCGTCCAGTGTTTCGCACGGGTATGCTACCCTTAAAAACAGGTTAATGTTAGCAAACTCCAAGGCGTCTTTGATAGTGTTAGCCATTGTATCCTCCGCCAGGGTGATAGTGATCTCGGGTGAGTCCAACCCGGTTTCCACCCTTCGGCAAAGAAATGGCGGCCCGGTATACCCCTCGGTCCGGTAGATGAGAGAAGCGTTTTCCTGGATCAATTTAGCGATCATCTCATCAGCCTTACCTATCACGGTAAACCCGTCCACCTGGTTACCCGCCCTAAAAAGTTTCAGAGTGTACTCACGGGGGGATTTCAGTGTGTTAATGTTGTCTTTAATCTTTTCGTTCTTAGTCTCTGACCAGGCTTTACGGTCCGAAACGGCGGGCATTTCACCCAGCACATCCAAGTATTCCAGGGCCTCAATCGTAACCGAATCAAACCGGCTGTTTCGGGTAGTGAACTTCGCCATTTTAATCTTCCCGAACCATCGCACATCCCCCGCATCAATAAGCAGCATCTTTAAATCATCGTGCATTAGCGCACCCAAAATTTGGATATCATGCTCGCTACCAGGTGGGGGCGCGAATACTCCGGCTAGCGAATACTCCACATCCAACCCGACACGCACACTAGCGGTACCGGGCTGGTTGTGCTGAAAATTATAGGAAAGATCACTATAATTATCCAGCTCGATCATGGGTTGCCCGCTGCCGTTGCATAGGCAAACATACACGCCGCGTTGCTTAATCACGTTGGCGCGCAGGTCAAACCATTTTTTCCACGCCTCCGTGGTGTTCATCGTGTCAAGTATGCCCGGCATTTTCTCAGCTTTCGTCCCTGCCCCACGGCACTAGGTAACGCTCTTCGTAGTCAATCCTATAATCGAAATTGCTTGTGAAACGCACCACATCACCGGCAGGGGACTGCAAATGCGCATAATCCTGTGGTTTCAGCTGGTCAGTGAGGGATTTAACGACCTGCCCGCTGCCGACGCGACGGACTACGGGGGCCTCGCCAAGATCAAAATTAATATAAACAAGCCCCTCGAAGTCGCCTGCTTCTAAGTTTAGGTTAAGAAAATCCAGGCCGGTGCCCCGCCACACCCCCTTAAAGCTGGTGGTCTCATTCCGTTTAAACCTGAGAGTCACCTTAAAACCGGAAGGAATGTTTGACTTGCGCTGGAAACTTGCCACCTGCACCCCATTTTCCAGCTTGGGGTAGACGCTTTTGACCTGGAACCAAAACCCGTCATCGCAGATCACGGGCACAATAACCTTGATGTTATCCTGGTCAAAATCTTGCGGGTCGGGGTTCGGCCACGCTAGTGAACGGGTAGTGCGCAAACGCGCGCTGTAGGTTGCGTTGTAGAACTTGTCCTGGCCTTGCCCGTAGGAGGTGACGAATGGCGCGTTATGTACGTTAAAAATGAAAGTCTTACCCGGCTGCACCTCATTCTGCAATCTTAAGAAGGATTTATACAAACTTGCTTCCCCGGTTTTGGCGGGGCCAGGGGTGACTGATAGGGTGAATTCCCCGGTGAACGGCTTAATGCGGTGCCCTTTATACACCTGACCTAAGCCGTTTACGGGGTTTTGCACAGTGTCCTCAAACTCACCAACCATGCCCTGTATGCTGTCCTCAGCCAGGGTGTAGTCGCGGTACACCCAGTTGCTGTTATCTGGATTGTTTTTCATGTGTTCAAGATCGGGCTTAATAAAACCTAAGGAACCAAGAGATGCTGATAGCATTTACGCCTCCAAATGTTAGGGGTTAAAACTAAACCATTATAGCATGCGACAACAAAACGTGGGCAGTATCACAATGATGTGGTTTGACACGGGTGCGGAAGCGTGTATAATTAAAAGCATCAGGTTGAAGATAAAGCCCAACCAAGAGCGTTGGGGCCTGAAGTCCAAGGAGGACACCGTGACCAACATCACAACCTACCCCAACGGCATCACCGGTAAAGAATGGGTGCACCCCACCACTGGGGAAACCCGCATCTACCTCAATGGCTGGCTGGAAGCCGTGGGGGTTGAACTCAGCTACTACGACACCGGCAACATCTGCTACGCAGAACTAGACGGCGAAAAAGTGAGCAACAACACAGGCAAGTCTTTGAAAGCGATGAAAGCCTGGATTGATGCCGATGGTGAGGTGCATGTGAAGATCAATGACCGTGCCCGTTTCTACATCAAAGAAGCTACCCTGATCGAGCGGATTAAGGAGGCCCTGAAGGAAGATAAGTAAAAGTATTCTCTCCCCTCTTCTCGCATCGTAAAAAACACCCCCAAATATCAGGGGGTGTTTTCTTATGCTCAAACTGTAGCGGTATTGCCCACCAGGGGAAACGCCGTTTAGTGCCTCTAGCGGGGCGATAGCGGGGGCAACTATCGAGAATGAACAATTACCCCAACCCCGCTCCGTTAGGGCGTTACAGGGCAAACTAGGAAGTGGGGCAAATCACAAACACTAGTTTTTCCGCAGCGAGCGTTGGAAGTCCCAAGCGTTCGGCTTCTTCTCTTCCTCGATCTCTTTCACGCGCAAATCCAAATCCGCTTGCGATTTACTGATCTGCTCCAGAAGCGCCTTCACCTCATCGGCACTGTAGGCGGTTTTATCCGAAGGCAAATTCACGGTGACGGTGGCACGCTTGTTGCCCACACGCTCCGACTCCGCGGCCGCATGCTCAGCCTCCGCCCCCGACTGACGCAAAGCCAAACGCAAATCATGGATCGTATCTTTATGCAAACGCAGCTCAGAATTGCGCTGCTGCTCCGTCACCTCAGCCAGATGCTTCAACGCATCCACGGTTTCCTTCGAGGTGGCTTCCTGAATCTGCTTATTGATGCTTGCAAGCTCAACAAGCTTACTCAGCTCCGACTTGCGCAGCTCACCAGCGGTTTTGTTGTACTCGCGTTCGTTCTGCAAATTTTGCAAACGTGAAGCATAGTCGTTTTGCAACGCTTCCTGACGGCGCTGGAACTCCAAATTGAGGCGTTCCATGTCGGTTTTCATATTCTCAGCAATCGTGCCGAAAGCCGAGTTAATGATCTCAGAACCGACCTTCGCCCCGCCAGTAGCGGCATCAACACCGTACCCGTTCACGCCAGCAACAGCACCACCAGCCGCAGCGGCCCCACCAAGCAGCGTGGCCAAACCTAATGATAGTTTCTTACCAAGCGATAAGCCCTTGAAAACTTTCCCGGTCTCGTCCTTATTGGCTTTAAGCGCGTGAAATCCTGTGAAAATATCACCAATACTCTTAATCGCAGTGAGTGCCCCACCCACACCGGTAGCGATGTTGCCAGTGTAGAAGCCGAGCCCTGCTGATACTAGGCCGCCTAGCACACCCATCAGGCCGCTAGCGCCCTTCTGCAAACCCTGCAAACCCTTCTGCGCCCCAGACAAGCCCGGGGTGTCAAGGCCGTACAGTTTAGCCGCCTGCACCTGCAACTTTTGTGTTGACAGTTTCAGCAGCTCAGCAGCCTTAGCCTGATTCAAAGTAGCCTCAGCCGCAGCAAAAGCCGCGTCCTTCGCCTGCATCATAGCAGTGTGTTGCTGAAGGGCATTCTCAGCTTGTACACGGCGCAGTTCCCACTCCGCTGCCCGAACCTGGTTTGTGCGGCGTTGTGCCTCACCTGCCACGGTACCCCAAGCCCCGGTGCCTTTCTCAATGTACCGATCAATAGCGAAACCGAATTGGTCGTACATTTGCTTGTTCGCCTCAAGGCGCGCCTTGTCCAATGCTTCAAGCGCTTTCGCTTGATTCAGCATCCCGTTTGCGCGGGTTTGCGCAAGGTTAAACTCAGCATTCCTCAGGTTGATAGCCGCCTGCGTTGCGGTAAACATCGCCTGGGTTAGGTCATATTTGAGCTTGCGAACTTCCTTCCGCGTCTTCTGCACAGTGTCGTGAGCTTCCGAAACAACCCCCGCCACCAGGGCAAACGCCCCAATCATGGTGTTGAGTTCGGTTTGTGCCGCGGTGATAAGGTCACGTACCGCTTGGATACGTGCCGCCATGACGGTTCGTTCCGCAACCTCAATCTGCTTCAGGGCGTCACCGTTTTGCTTACGAACCTTAGCCAGCTTATCCTCAGCCTTATTCAGGGCCTCAAGCTTTTTCTTCTGTTCCTCAGCATTCTTATTATCGGATTTATCAATCGAAGCCGCAGCATCCTCACGCGCCCTGGCCAGACGCTTCTCCGCATCCGCAATCTTCTCAGCCTTATTCTTGGCCTTTGAGGATCGTGCACGGGCCAGTGCTGTTTCAGCATCCTGAATCTTCCTAGCCGACGCTGTGGAAACTTTCGCCCCCTTAGCTTCGGCTTCCTGGTATTCCTTGCGGGCTTTCTCAACCTCTTCTAAGGCTTCCTTCTCTGCCTTCGTGTTGTCTACAACTTGGCGCCGGGTTTCCGCCAAACCCTGCTCAGCATCCTGAACAATTTGCGCGGACCCCAGAAAATCCCCCTCGTAGTCAGCACGGCGTTCCTCCCACTGTGAACCGATGCGCTCAACAATGGGCTCCATTTTACTAACCAAACTATCAATCGAGTTAGCCAAATGGTCAAGCCCCAAAAACTCTTGGTGAGTTAGCACGCGTTCCGGCTTACCGGAAAGGTTCACCGCCATACCGCCAGACGGCAACCAACCACCATTATCATACAAGCCGGTGCCCTTGACCAGGGATAACGCCCGATCCATTTTGGTTGCGTACCGTGTTGGGAAAGCGGAAACCTGTACACCCTGCGCCACAGCACCCGGGGCCATGGATTCCCACCCCGGGAACTTCGATAGCATGGCCTTATAGAACAAGCCCGCCGATTTGTAAGGATCCATGCGTTCCGCGAGGGTGCCCCACCCGGCTTGGCGCTGTTGGAACAAGCCCACACTGTCATGATCCGAACCCACAGCATCGTGACGGAACGCCAACGATCCGGGAACCTTAGCGTTTGCAAACATTTTCAGGGGGTCGCCAGACTCCACCAAAGCGGTAGCAACACCGATCATTGCACCCTTAGAAGAAAGTGAGAAGTCCTTTGCGCGCCGGGAAATTTCGTGAACGAAATAATCATGGCCCCAACCACTATGCTTCTTACCCTGCTGACCATAGGGAACATCCTTGTCAGGGTCGAGCGTTAACGGGTCACCCAATTCTTTGGGTCCAGCAACCCCACTACCCGTGTACTCGTTGCCACTACCAGTAAGCGCAGTGCCCTTCTTAGTTTCCTGTAAGCCATAAAACTTCGCCAAAGCCTTATGCAGCTCAGCAGCCGACCCCCAGCCGGGGGTACCCGAACCTGTGGAATCCCCGCTACGGGTGGTAGCAACACCCGAATCCAGGGTGAACCCACCACTATCGGGGCTATAGGTGATGCCATCAATCTTGCCCGGTAGGCCGTCGAAACGGTCTAGGGTTTCCTCGAACTTTTCAGCAGAATACTGCGGACCGCCACCACGCAACCTAATAAACATTGCATCAGTGAACTGGGACAGGTTAGCGCCGGCCATACCGCCAAGCTGGCCATTACCCCGCTGGCCACCCATTTCAACAAACACACTACCGGAACCATAGTCGATTTTACCAACAGTGTGCCCACCCCACGGGCCGCCATTGAACCACCACATGGTGAACGTGTTAGCGCCACCAACACCCCTGTGGAAACCATGAGAAGCGCCCCAGTCGCCCTGATTCCCGGTAGCAAACTTCCGGGGGAATGGGTTTATGCCAGCAGCCAGGGCAGCGAAAGCGCTCATCGCGCCGGAACAGTCGCCCCAGTTTGAGCCACCCCACACATACGGTGCCCCCTCAAGCGGGCGGGAAGCCTGATAGCCCTTCACAGAATAGCCCTGGGCAAAACGCACCAGGTCACGGCCAGTAACACCACCCTCAGCAAACTTTTGGCCCCCATAAATATTACCCGTGTAAGTAGGTTGCACAGGCATACCAGTTGCCTTATCCTGCAAACGCATACCAAAAATATCAGCAACCCTACTCAGGATAGCGGTAGACCGTGCCCGCTTAGCCGGGGCCAACGGAATATACGCCTCACCACCAGTTTCAGGCTCAGCCCACACACGCCACTCCCCCGGTGCCGCAATCGTCGCAGTGTGATTCTCACCACCCTTAGCAAAAGCCAAACCGCCACGAGCATACCCAACAATACCCCCATTAGCGTGACGCGACCCCTCAGTGTTGATACTAAACGCCGAAGATGCTACACTGGAAACCTTGTCCTGGATAGCGGAAACCTTCTCATCCAGCCAGTTCATGACCTTAGCGAAGCCCTCACGCAGGCCATTAAGCAAACCGGTGAAAATATTGATACCCGCATTGACCAGCCACGCACCAGCCTTAGCGAAGAAATTCTTAAGCTTATCCGGGAACTCTTGCGCAAACTTCAGGCCCTTGCTAATCATCTCCGCAAGATGCGTCAAAAACTGATTCTTCCAGCCAGTGACCGTGATAATAACCTTGGCAACACCAGCGTGGAAGCCCTGAACAATATCCCCCCACATGTTCTTAATCTTATTCACAGCCGCATCTTTGAACGCCCCCAGCTTGCCCTTCACATTCTCCGCAAACTCATTAAACCGGTTCTTAATGTTCTCCCCGGCCTCGCCCCAAATGTCCTTAATGTGATCCCACATGCGGCCAAACGCTTTGGGCACATCCTCCCAGTTACCGGTAACAATATCTACCAGGGCTACGAAGAAGCCGGAAAACACTTCTTTCACGGTGTCGATGCTGGCACTGAAAATGTCCTTAACGTTTTCCCAGCCTTTGCTAATAGCATCCCCGATGATGTCCTTGAACACACCAGCCCCGGTTTTCAGGTTTTCCCAACCCTCACTAAGCCACGTGCCAACATTGCCAGCAAAGTCTTTCACAGGCCCCGCTAGTTCGTTAAAAGTGTTGGTCACCTTATCTTTCAGTGAGGACAAGCCTTCAGTTGCTGCCTGCCATTTCTCACTAAACCACTGCCCAATATTAGCCAAGCCTTCCTTGACGCCTTCCCAAGCATTCTTAAGAAAGTCTGTGAACTCACCCCAAAGGCGTTTACCGGTTTCGGTTTGGGTGAAAAAATACACTAGGCCAGCAACCACGGCAGCAATAGCCAAGCCCAATGCAATGAACGGGTTCATGGCCATCACGGCGTTCAACCCTGTGAAACTGCCTGTCAACCCCAGGTTAGCGGCTGTGGCCGCCAAGGTTCCGGCCCGCTGTGCGGCTAGCAGGGCAGGCATCGCCTGAAGTAAAACCATGAAATTCCTGATAGCACCAACAGCCCACACCCCGGCCTGAACCGCTTTCAGCATGGTGTACGCACCAATCACGCCACCAATCATAGCTGCAATCGTGCCCACAAGTTCATTGTGTTGGCGAATCCATTCAACAGTTTTAGAGAACGCCTCGGCAACGCTACCAACAGATTTTCCTAATTGATCCATCCACACTTCAAGATGCGGTGCAATCACCTCATAGATGCGTAATTTGGCGTCTGACAAGGCGTTATCCCAGCGTTCCATGGCGCCGTTAAGGCCGCCAAGTTTCGCCCCCGCAGTCTCGCCAGCGGTACCGACGGCATCCATTTTTCCACGTAGGTTATCAAACGCTTCAACACCACTACTTGCCGCGGTGGTGGCGAACGACACGGCTTCGCGTCCGAACGCGGTGGAAGCTTCGGCGAGGAATGCGGACTCACCCATGCGTTCTTGGGCATCATGCAACTGGATTGTGATTTCTCTCAGGCCAACGAACTTGCCATCGGCATCAAATGCTTGGATACCCATGTTTTCTAGGGCTTTTGCCGCTTGCTTAGAAGGCGATGTGAGAGACAGTAGTGCGGAACGCATAGCGGTACCTGCCATGGTGCCCTTGACGCCTTGGTTAGCAAACAAGCCAATATAGGTGTTAGTGTCTTCTAAGGAAACACCCAGTGTTGCCGCGGTGGGGGCAGCCATTTTCAGGGCCTCGCCAAGGTCTGTGACCGTGGTCGCCGTGTTGTTTGCAGTGTTTGCAAGCACGTCCGCAACACGGGTAGCCTGATCCGCTGCCAGGTGGAAACTGTTCAGGGCAGCAACCTGTAAATCCGCGGCGTCACCAGCACTGATCTGGGCAGCACCGGCAAGCTGAATCGACCCCTTAGCAGCGTCCATAGCCTGAGAAACATCCATGCCGCCCTTAGCCAAGGCAAGCATAGCATCAGCAGCCGATGCCGCGGAAGTACCAGCCAGGGACTCATCATTACCCAAATCCTTTGCATGCTGCTTCACCTTCGCTAACTGCTCCGCAGTGGAACCCGTCACGGCACCAAGCGAACCCAGCACACCATCGAACTCCCGGCCTTCCTTAATGGCCTCGCTCAGGAAACCCACGCCACCAGCAAGCCCCAAACCAGCCGCAAGCAGCCCCGACACTTTCCCCAACTGCCCAAACAAGCCCGCGCCCTGGCCAGCCACACTATCAAACACGGCCCCCAAAGATTGCATTTTTGCGGAACCCACATCGGAAGCATCAGCCATACGGCGCTGCGCAGCCGCCACATTATCGGCAGCATCACTAGCCCTACCGCGCGCCGACGACAGGGCGGTTTCCGCACCCTCAAGCGCGCTCACAGACCCTAATTGTTGCTGCCTAGCAGCGGAAACCTTCGCTTCTGCTTGGGCAATTTTCGCGTCCTGGTTAGCCCTAGCCGCCTCAAGTTTACGCTCCGCAGACTCCAGTTGTTCCGTGGTGGCGGTACTGCTATCGCGTAATGATTGCAGTTTAGCCTCAGCATCCTGAACCTTAGAATTCTGTGAGACACGCACCGACTCCAGGTTCTTCTCCGCCGCCTCAAGCCGCTTCGTGCTCGTCTCAACCTTAGCCTGGGCTTGCTCAGTTTTTTGCATAGCCTGGTTGACTTTTTCCTGCGCCTGCGCTTCACGGCGTTTCGCCTGCTCAAACGCCTTAGCCGACCCATCAATGCCAAGGGTGAGCTCGGTCTGAATCTTCTTCCCCGCCTTCGTTGCAGCACTATTCACAGGGTCCTCTAGATGCTTCTTGATAGCCGCATTCATACCCCGAAGGGACACCGTGATCGGCAAAGAAGCATAACCGATAGCTGACATGCTAACCTCACTAAAATAATAAAAGTATTAAAAAAGACGGGGCAAACCAATGGCCTGCCCCGCAAAAAATATTGTGTTAAGTTTTCCCCTTCGCTAGCGCAAGTTTGCGTTCGCGTTCAGCCTTGATCCTGAAATAGCGTTCCTTACGTTCCTCTAAGGCTTTCTGCTTCCTAGCGCCCTCACGCATCGTCGCCATGGGGTGACGCTCCCCGGAAGTGATAGCAGCAAAAATATCGGCAAGAATATAGCCCTCAATTGATAGCCTATCAATATCCAATATTTCCGACCAAAACCTTGACCGGGTACGATCCAAGCCATCTACCAGCACCAATAGCCGCCTCAGGGTGAGCCGTGACTTGCCGCCTTTGGGCCGCCAAAAATCACGATAGTCAATACCTATAAAAGCAAGGTCCTGCTCTACAAGGTCCTCATGCTCACGGATATAGGGGAGTAATTCTATTTTCCCGTAAGTCCCCATTCCTTATCAATAAGGGGGACAACATGCTTCTGAAAATCACGCAACGTTGCGCCGGTAGCCTTGATCTTGCCCCAATCCTCCGGGGAAAGAATATCCCGATACACAGCCACAGGCTTATCACAGAAAGAATCGTAAGCATCTAGGCTCATGTCTTCGAGGGTGGCGGGGATCGTGACGGTGACTTCTTGGCCGCGTAGGGTTGCGGTGATTTCGACGGTGGTAGTTTCTTCCACAGCTTCTTTTTGGGTTGCGCTCATTAGGGTGAACCTTTCCTAGGTAGTTATTGATTGTTGAAAAGTGGGGGCGGCTTGGTGTCGGGTGCGCCCCTAAACCCCATGTTTATATCATCACAGTGACGTTAAGGATAATGTAATAACATCACCCATTAATGTCACAGTGACCTTATTTTACGGTGCGTCCTCAACCGTGATCTGGCCAGTCGCGCCCTCAAGATGGCTCACTGCGGCAAGAATGCCCTCGAACGCTTCGACCGTGAAACCGGCAGTAGCGGAGCCGGAAACTGTTGCTTCCTCGCCGCCCGCAATCTCACGCAAAGCATCCTTAACCTTATCGGCGTTAGCGTCATGCGCCAAATCCTTGGTTTCGTTGTAGTTGATGCGCAGATTCCAGGTACCGCCAGTAGCCCCGGCGGGAAGCTTAACAAGCTTCTTGGCCTGCGGCAAGGTAGCGGTGAACCGCTCCAGATCAATGATTTCTTGCTTCTCATCCGGCACAAAATCCAGCTTCTCGAACACGGCCTTGAACGTGTCCGGTAGAACGTTGATCTCGATCTCGGTACCAGAAGCTTCTTGGCCCTTGCTCAGATTCTCGCCCTTAGCCGCGGTACGGGTACGGGACGCCAGGATACGGTGTGAGCCGTCGTTAAACTCGTACTCCACGGCAACGAACGGGCGGGCCAGCTTAGCGCTGTGCAAAAGAATCTCGGCCCCATCAATCCGCTTCGACGGCGTGGTTCCCCGTGTGCGGTCCGGCCATAGCACGGATTGCACAGCATCATTCTCTTCAAGAACCAGAACCTTAAGAATCACCGAACCAGGCTTACCGGTCACCGCCACGGTGCCCATGCCCAAGCCCTTGGTTTCCTGAATCTCCATCGCCCGGTTCAAATCAATTTCTTGGTCATCCTTAAGAATACCCAAAGTCATCCAAGTGTGATCCAGCACACCATTCTTACTCACCTTCGGATCATCAGCATAACTGATGTACACCACCGCATCTGTGATCGTTTTCACGTTTTGCGGTTCGCGTTGCTTAATGCTCATAACGTAATCCTATTCACGAAAATATTATATGTTGCGGAAGAAACGTATCCCCCAAGTTTACTGTCCGGTGTGGTGATGATGTTTGTCGAGGCTTGCACCCCTAGTTTCCACCTGCCCCCAAAGGATATTAGGGCTGCGTCGATTGTGCGCATGATTCGGGTTGCGGAAGGCATATCATATGAATGCACTGTGACGCGCACCACCTCAACGGTGAAGCCCTTACCCCCGGAAATGACACCATCGGATTGGACGGTAACATGCCAACCGTTTTTTTGGGGCGAGTATTTGAGGGGCAGCATTGCTGATGTGCGCTTTTTGAAAGCCTCGTTTTGTGCCAGAAACTCACGCACCTTGGCGGTGGCATCCTGGGACATGAACAGGCGTTTATCCTTTTCCAGCATTTACTTTGTGCCCCCATACCGTTTCAAATCAAGCCCCGCCTGTGTTGCCGCTTTGGTCAGGGTCCCATGCTTCGCTTGCGAGTTCAAACCACCAGCGTGCATGATCGTCACCAGGCCAACAGGCCTGCCTGATTTATTGACCTCACTTCTAGATGCGACCGGCATTTTCGGATTCGCAATACCCCTAGCATTGGCCGCAACCTCAGCCGCCTTAGCCTCAACCACGCTCATGAAGTTTTCACGCAACATCGCATTGATAGCATCACTATCCAACCGGAACGCGAATTTATCAGCCATCAACATCACGCCTTTCACACATAACCTCAATCATGGGGGAGTGGCGCTGAAACCAAGGGGCTCGACCTATAGCCCAATCGAATGGGGCGTGCAAAATCTTGTACTTGACCCCACGGATTTCAAGCTCATGATTCGGCCCTATCGGCAACCCCGCGGGTAAGAAAACCCTAAGACGCTGCGCCGTTGACCCATAATCCTTGTGCTGAACCTCATGGCCCGTATCATACTGCGGGACACCCAGCACCTCGGTGTAGTTAGCGCTGTGGATAATCGAACCATCATACCCAATCTCGGGTGGGTCAAAAATTCTTATCCGCTCCACAGGTTCACCCTTCTGCTCTCCGGGAATGGGACAATATCCCCTCCACGATAGCGAGGGCTAATATGTAGCAGCCCCAAAACATGCAGCATCCTTTCAGTGAGGAACACGCCCCCGAACCCTTCTGTCCCGGTTTTTGCAAAGGTTGCGCTGTCGGATTGTTCCCCCGTGGTTGATGACACGCTCACCATGTTGATGTTCACGCCGGTTAGTAGTGATTCTACAACCATTGTGCGCACAACAATTTTGACCGCGGCTATCAACCATGGCTTAGAAACAATCTCATCAGCCAGCACTAAACCGCGCCTGGCAAATTCGAACTCAATCCGTTCATAAGACAGATCAATTAAGGCGCGGCACCTGTCCTTCTCCCCGGGAAGGAAGGGGCGGGGCATCATCACCCCAATATCATCAACCGATAACTTTTCCACCCCGCCACCTTCCTATCAGCTGAGCTTATCGGCCATAGCAATAAGCTCAGGCTTGGTCAAACCTTTAATGTCTTTCTCTTGCGCCCCAAGGCTGGCAACATATTGCCGCCACAACTCAACCTTAGCGGCTTGTGCAGGGCGTTTACTGCCATCGGCGGGGTCACTATTGTCATCGTCCGGGTTATCGTCATCGACTGACGGAACCTCAGGCAAGCCGAGATTGATAGCCTCAACCTTGTCATGCTTCGCGTTAGCATCCTCAGCCACACCCGAACTAATCAGGCGGGCGGCGTCAAGCGGGTGGGCATCAAACACATCACCACGCTTACGCAACACCTCGCCACCATCATCCGTGGGCTGCCACCAAATCCCGATCTTTAGGCGAATCCTCATAATGATTAGCCCACCTGAATCCGTGCAACAGCCTTAGGATCATACAGGGCACGGATAGAACGCTCCATGATATCAGACCGGTACTCCATGGTTGCGCCACCAATACTACTATCACCATAGGGCGAGTACAGGGGGGTAACCTGTGGACGGTCTAAGAATTTCTTACCACCCGGCTTCTTGGCCTGCAAAACAAACACCTGCTTCGGGTCAACATACTGGCTCACAGCAACATCCAGACCCCACGGCTTGTAGGGTTGGAAACCCTTAAAATAGGGATTATCCCCAGAGTTAGCACCAATAAACGCAGCTTGGATAGTCTTATTGCCAATAATGTTGTACCACACCGAGGGGTGCATCACAATGGTGTCAGGGGTGTAGCCAAGGGCCGCCTTGCGCTCATCATCCACATCGCCATCAATAAGGGCAGATGAGACCATTGCACAGGCGCGCAAAACATCCTGCCCAATCTCCGCCGTCACAGTAGACCACGGCACACTAGCAGTCACAACCTGGCTATGCTCATCGGTAGCTGCCTTCACCCGATCCAGGCCCTGGCGTGCACTAGCATACAGGAACTCGTTAGCCAACTGCTCAACACCACGCGACAGCAGGTCGATGCGATTGTCCTTAATCATTTCATAAGAAACACGCAAACCCTCCGCAATCTTAAACGCCTTCTCCACCTTATCATCACCGACACGGATATCGGCGGTGGGGATTTCCTCAAACTCCGCAACCTCATGCGGGCTCTCGGACAGGAACGGTGACACGCGCTGCTTGAAAATAATGGCGCTAGCTGTGGTTTCACCATCATCAGAATAGAATACGTTTTCGATAGCGGCATCCTGAACAATGCTCACAATCTCATCAACAATCAGCTCCGGCTCGTCCACATAGTCAGACACCGTGTAGGAACCGCCACTGTTTTCACCTAGAATAAAAGCCATTTTCTCACCTTCTTCTTATCAGGCCAGTGGGGTCACTAGCCGAACCGACACATGCTTACGGCCCTTACGAACAACAAAACCAACCGGCTTCGTACCCGCCTTAGCAACCTTACCATCAGCCGCGGCGTACACCTTATTCCCGGTCTTCAAATCGTCCGTGCTATCACAGGCAATATTAATAATAGCGGGGGAGGTCACCACGGTCACACGGTCAGTCTGGCCAATGGTCACAACCGGGGTCTTATAGGCGTTCTGAATCGCAACACCATACACATCATCACTAGCACCCGCATGCTCAACGCCGTCACCAGTGAGTTTAACACACCGGTAGCCGACAACATCGGCAGCAGCCTTAAAGGAAGCGTTACCGGTCAAAATTTGATTAGTCATCTATATTCAATCTTCCTATTAGAAAATCTGTCGAACCTTCAAGCCGGAACGCAAACTGTGCGACTTGCCCTTATTCTCATAGCCGCGAACACCACTATGCTTCACCGGGGTGGACTGTGCAAGATTCTCAAGCAGAACCTTACCGCCCTCAAAATCATGCAGCAGAGAATTAACCCAAGCGTCCTTGCCGTTAGCTGAAATGCGGCCCGAATTGATAGCCTCATCCACAAGGTTCACAACCTCAGCACGCCGTGCTTCCTCACGCATCTTGTTCAAAGCGTCGGCGCTTTTACGCAGCTCAGACAGGGTGTATTCATCAACGGCAACCATGCCCTTGGGCAAAGAATTTTCCGACGGCTTCGGCTCTTCCGGCTCGTCACTCTTAGTGGTTTCCTCTTTATCCTTGCTGTCGTCTACAAGCTTTTGCACGGCCTCGATAACATCGTCATCGGTGGCGGTATCATCTAATTCTAAAATTTTGATAAGCTGGTCTTTCAGCTCCATAACATCCTCATTTTCGGAACCATCATCAGCATCAACAGCATGCTCACGCAGCTTAGCTGCAAACATGCGTTTATGCATATTAACAATTTTACGCAAACTCTTATTTTCCGCACCATCACCGGTGTCACTGGCCACAACCTCATCAGCTAAACCAGCCTCCACAGCCGCCTGACCAGTGTAAAAAGTTTCCGCACCCATCAACTCACGCCACTGCTCACGTGTCCCACCAGCCTTAGAAACATAAATATCAGCAATCTGATCCGACAACTGATTAAGCTGCTCACGGGTGGAATCTAATTCGGGGATAGTCCCACCGGCGTCCCACGTCCAAGCATCATGGATCATGAGGGTTGCGGACGGTTGCATAACAACACGGTCACACGCCACCGCTACCACACTGGCAGCCGACGCTGCGATACCCCAAATATTCGCCACCGTACTATTTTCACTACTGCGAATAATATTAGCGATAGCAATACCAAGCATTGCGTCACCACCGTAGGAATTAATATTAATTATTAACGGTTCCTCGGTGGTTTGGTTGATGAATTCACGGAATCCTGCCAGGTCAACATCCCAATCGGAAATGTCGGAAAAGAAATTCCATTCATTCATGCGGAATATTATAACATACTACAACAAAACATCGCCCTCGTCATTATCAATATTATTAGTTTCGGTGTCACCAGACCAAGGGATTTGCATTTTACGGTGAAAGTATTTCCGCGTCACGGGGTCGTTAGGATCAACCAGCCCTGCCGCAACGGCGTTAGGCCACATCTCAGGTTTCAGCTCACTGTTTGATGCGATAGGGTCGCAGTTGATGAGGGGCACGGGACCTTTGTATTCCGGGAATGCTAGGCTTATCAAATCCTCAACAATATACTTTTGCGCTGTCAACGCCACCCAGTCCGCAATGGTTTGCAACGACTGTGTGAAGAATGAGGATTGCGTGTCAGCCAAAGCGTACGATCCGCCACCATCGTCAAGGTTTAGGAAGTGTGCTAGCACGCTTTTAGCGATAGCATCATTGTATGATTTGATAGCACCCGACACGTCCGGCAGTTGACCAGAAACGCCTTTGAACTCGAATGATGCGCCGGGGGGGATTGACACCCCGGCAAAATCATCGGCGCGGATAGCCTCAACTAATTCTTGACCCCTATCAATTTCGTCTTGCAAATCCTCGGGACGCCCCAACAGGGTTTCTTTCGACGCCATATAGACGGGTATGCCCATGCCGTTTCTCTCAAGAGTTTTTAATTGAAGCCGTTGCAGCTCGTCCTTAAGCCGCCACGGGCGATAGCAGGGGCGAAGAATACTGGTGCCCATCCAATCGCTATTAGTGGGGCGATACACGTAGCCGACTAGGCTATCAACGGGTATCACGGGGGCAAGGTCGGTGCCGTCTTCTAGTCGCACGCTCTTTTGCTGAATGGATTCTAAGTTACCGTTCTCATCCACATTGATCTTCGAGATAGTGTCAGCCCAGCGGGGGGCGAGTTTCACCAGGTGCCAACCGGTTTCGTCTTGTTCATACACCTGTTCGAAGTAGGCGAAGCCGAACACCAAGGCAAGCAGCGCTTGGGGTAGGTGCTCTTGCCATGAAACCCCGCTAGAAAGCCTGGTCACCGGGGGCGAATCAACACCAAGGATAGGTAGTTTCAAGTCTTGCGCCACCCGCTGTACAACCTCGGGGTCGGCACCATTCGAATCAATGTGCCACTTGGCGCGCAACACGGGAAGCGTACAGGCAGAGTATGCCATTGACACCTGTTCGTCTTCCTTAAGCATCTTATTATAAACCGCAATGTTACGGGGGAACCGCAAATCAAGGTTCGTATCGTTCAAACGCTGGTACCCATGGTACCCCCCCGTGGGGGTGGCGGTGCCGATCTCCTTAGTGCGCTTCGGCTTGAACTTTGCAAAGAACTTTCGTAACCCCATTATTTTCCATTAACCTTTCAGTAGTAAACCTGCCCACCAGGGCAAACGTTGTTTAAGCCGTCTAGCAGCCCCATAGGCGAGGCAACCATCAAGAATGAACAATCACATAGACCACATGACGACAGCCCCACACAAGGCAAACCAGGGCGTGACCAAAATCACAAACCACGACGCTTACGCGAAATGCGCATCGAAACCCTAGGGGCACGCCGAACATCAACCTCGGCCGGCTTGTAATCCGCTGCCAACAACAACGCAAACGACGCGGCAATGATAGGGCACCCGGCCGGATTATTGCGTTTCAACGCCTTACCCGAATCCTGAATATCTCTCTCAGAAACCACCGACAGGGCATCAACCCAACGGGGTGAACCATCATGCTTGATCTTCCCATCACGCCACAATTGCATAAACAACATATAAGCTTTAGAAACCTCGGTTTTATTAAACCGTGTTGGTTCCAAACCCCGCTGCTCAAAAAGTGCCGTGCAAGTCTCCGCAACACCCTTCTGGTCATAAGCAAACCCAATCGGGTCACGAAGCCCAATCACCCGCTCAATATCGGCAACAACACCCACACGGTCAAACTCATCACGGGGGGCCAGGGACAAAAACCATCTCCCATCAGCCATTTTCTCCGCGCTTACAAGCGCACAGCCAACAGCCCCCAGGTCAACATCAATGCCAACAGCAGACACAGCCCCGACACTACACAGTACGGGATCAGCCACTGTAGCAGCTTCCCAATCGGAATAATCAATAATTGGTGTAAAATCTTCATCGTCTTCATCATTGAACCAGTCGCCCCAACCTAGGCATTCGACACCAAAATTGATCCTACCAATCTCGGTGTTCAAGCGTTTCATCTGTTTTCTAATCTTCGTCTCATCCATGATGAACCCATAGGACGGGTTCGCCAGGATCCAGGTTTCTTCAACATCAGGTTTAGCATCACCAGGCGCCCTATATTCTGCCAGGTAGATGGGGTCAACGGGGTCAGGCCCCGCCAACGCCTGCCTACGCATCGCCGAAATGACCCTACCGTCCTGGTGGGCTTTGAAAGCCTTATGGACAGCTGAGGTAATATAGAAAAACTGTGGATCATCAGCCGCCTGGGTAGTGAAGTTAATAGCAGCCACGGAACCATCGGTCAAGTTATAGGCCTCATCATAGACAACACACGAAATTTTCGTGATACCACGGGCCGTATCATCGCCGCGGGTTTGGAAAAAAATTACCCCGCCACCCGAAAACTCAAGCACACCCTTGCCTTGGGAGCCTGAAAAACGTGTAAGCATGTCCGCCAGTGGGGGGAACGCTTTCACTACCCCAAGCAGATTCAAATAAATGCTATTGGCCGTATCCCACAGCTGGGCTGTGTATAGTATGCGCCAACCGTATTTTATGGCACGGTACAGGCAGATAAGGGAGATGCCCAGACTCTTACCATTCTGCCTAGGGATAATAAGAATGTTGTCGGAGTGGACGTATCCGCCAACCTCATTCTTGCTGCACATGGCCAAAATATCGTACTCTTGCCACGGCATCAACTCGACACCAATGATCTTGGCGAAAGCAATAATCTCCCTCCCCTCGCCATGATCGTAGGCGGGGGCCTCACGCAAATTATACGGTGTCTGTTTACCCCTTAAAGTTTTGTGAGCCGATGATTTCGGAAAAGGCTTTCTCTTTACCATCGACGTAGTAGCTGTCACCATTGTCTTTTTCATTCCTTATCTGTTTCACGGCGTTGATGCGGTGCCGTTCCACGTCGTTAATGGTTTTGCGGAATAGATCTTCTTGGTTGCGAATCTCCCCCATCAAAGAGTCCACGACAACGATATAGCGGGGCAGCTCGTCATCCTCATCATCAATGTTGTTGGCGTTCTTCTTAGGTTTTTCTTCCTCAACCTGCTTCACCACACCCCGCACAATCTTGCCATACTCGCGTTTCAAGCGGTCAATACGGTCACGTTGACGGCATGCGATAATGATAAGATTTTCCATGCTCACGGACTTGGGTTCTTCCCGGTAGGAATCGTAAACGAACCGGCCCCCAGACAGCCAATCCTCCGGGTATTCCTTACCATCATATATTCTGGCCATATGTTTTACCTCTCAAACTCTAGCCCCAAAAACCCGAACCGCCACCACCATCAGGGGTGACAGGCGCGGGTTTCTTACGCATACTCTCATAGTATTTATCCACACCAAGCATGAACGATTTCGGGCGCAGGCGAGCACACCGCTCACGAACAATCGCCTCACCAGGATCAACGCGTTTAAACTCGCACCCGGCTTCCGCATAGCGCAGTAGTGCCGACTCGCTGGGTGTGGAGTGAATAATATACACGTCCGTCTCCGACTGTCTCAAAGCTTCCCTAATAAGTAGCAGCCTAGCCTTCCTCACCAGTCTTGCCACCACTTGTGGGTAATCATGATTACCGATAGGGTAGCCGCCAATGAGATTACATAAATGGTCATAGTCAATCCTTATATCCCCCGGTTTCGCATGCTCACTAACCCACGTAGTTTTACCCCCACACGGGGGACCCATCACAACAATCTTCCGAACACTACTAGTGGTAACCTCACCACCACCCCGCTGGCTATTGCAAGTAAAATGCAACAAACGTTCCGGCAATTCACCATTCCTCGCCCCATGAAAATTCAGGTGGTCAGCAGCAAGCGGCTTACCATCAAAATTCTTCACAGCAACAGCATACATTGGCCGGCCACACCACGGGCACGGAGTACCATCACGCAAACGAAGCATCAAGCCCTCTCGGGCACGCTGGTGCATCTTACCGTAGCCCCTAGCGCTAGCCGATAAACCCATAAAAATATTCCCCTAAAAAGCGTTTAAACAAACAATTTTCAGGGGAATATTATACCATGCCACAACAAAATCCTAGTGTTTCCGGCCAGCCCGCCAAGCCCGCACACTGCGCAAATCCACCATCAAAGCACCAAGATGCATTTTGTGCCGTATAAAATCACGATTCACCGCCTCAAGAATAGACGATGGGGGGCAACCGATTTTCTCAGCAGCCACATCATACTGCACCCAATCCGGCACATAGTCACTGTATCCAAGGATTCGCTTAGAAAACAGGCGCTGCTTAGCCCACGCATCGAAAATTTCTTCCAGCTCTTCAAAGTCATTGTAGGCCTGGTTGATAGCATGCTCCACTTCGAAAGCGATATCACACACATCATCCGCGGTTAGGGTACTCGCTGCCCCAACAACCCGGCCACTCTTAGAAACCCAGAAAAACCTTAACCAACCAGAATGCATAGACCCACGCGACACCAACAGCTGAACTAGCATGCCCAAATGTTTCAAATCCGCATCCGGGTAGTCGATAAGCTCAACCGCTAAATCCGCGTGCGTAGCATTCTGCATGCGACGGTTACCCACCGACTCAACCAGGCTACGCAAACCAATAAACACCTCACGGGTTTCACGAAGCAGTTCCTCTTTTAACTCATAGTCTACCATGCGATGACCGGGCCTTTCACTGGTTCCACCTCGATAAACACATTCGGGGGTTCACCAGGGGCGCAGCGGCGTTTAACGGCATGGAGTGCGCAAACCTGAGAATCATCCTTGAATGCTACCCCGGTGAGGGCGTCAAGGATTGCGCGTTCAAGCTTATCAATATCGGGCCGTTGCACCATCTCCAAACCATCAGTTGGTTTCATGCTTTTAGTGCGGGGCATGGCAAAAGCAAGCTTCACCGACATGGGGGTTTTCTCAAGGCATTTTAAGCCCCGGTACTGCATGTGGGTTGCCGCCGCACTCGCCACATGTTCCCGCCATTCCTTCAGACCTTCCGCGGATTCTTTCATGACAATTTTTTTACCACGAAGAAACGCTTTCTTGCTACCCTGGGGTCGGGGCACACCATCCGCAGAAAACTGTAGAAAAAAATCCCTAGGCTTCATCATGAATCACACCCTCATACTCATCATCAACATGAAGGCTAACCTTATCGTCAGGGGCGGCTTCCTCGCCGATAAGCCGGTAGATTTCATCAAGCAACATGTCCCGCGCCTTGTCCAAATCCTCAATACGTTTCACCAGGTCAGCATACTTATTCAGCCCATCGAGCCGACACGAACGCGCAATATATTGTACAGCTTGGGCAGCGTTCCCGGTCAAATGCCGTGAAATGTCCCACACCTCAGCATCCCCAAACTTATAGTAATCACCCATGATATGATCCTTTCTTTCTTAGAAAATGTTAATGTTACGTGGCACGCCATCAACCGTGACGAACGACAGCACGCCCCCGTATGACGTTGATCCGGTGCGGTTACGGAACCAGGTGGATTCTTTTTCCAACGCCGGGGCGCTCACGATCCAGCGCTTAGCCGTCCATGATTCGATATGAAAATTATGAAAATGGCCACTAATGAGAACATCGGCAAATGCTTCCTCACTATCATTAGCAATATGGCCAGACCACCATTTTTCCGCACCACTGATTTGCCCTTTGAATAAATGCCCGTGCACGATCGTGAACACGGTGCCGCCACAGTCGTAGGTGACGCTGCCCCGGGTGTGGTCTGGGTACAGCCAGCGAACGTTTTTGCCCACCATCATCGACGGGTCAACCATGCTGAAAGCGTCCTGAACTGCGGAAACGATCATGATGTCGTAGTTGTCGGACATGGGGCGGGACTGTTTGCGTGTTGTTTCACCATGGTTGCCCGGCACTGTGGCCACAACCAGGTCATCAACATGTGATAGGATTTCCTGAACAGTCCACGACACCAAGTGTTGGCAGGTGCGCAGCTGCTCCGCCAAAGTCAAGTCACACTCGGCAATCATCTTACCATCCTGCGACGTGTAGCCCTCGATCAAATCACCGGCAAAAACCAGGTTCACCCCACCGATATTCTCATGGTGTTCTAAGGCTCGAATCACCCCGGTTTTCCACCGGTCAATCAAATACTCGGTACCAGCACCGGCCTCAACACTCTTCCCAATATGCGTGTCGGACAGCACAATGGTCAACCAGTTTCCGTCACGTGTGACATTATTCACCGGCTCCAAATAAATGGAATCCAACAGGTCCTCAATGTCACTATTATGCTGTGGCCTGAGAACAACCTTAGCGCGGTAAGCATGCTGCACACCGTGCCCTGGCACTTCCCAAGCCGAATGCCGCACCGGACCTTCGACTGAATACTTCTCGGGATCAAGCCCGAACGCCTCCAACACGTGCCCCCAATCATCCTCAGATGGTGGGGTGGTGCGCGGCGGTGAGGTCACAACCCCCTCGATGCCGTCCATCACCACGCCAGGCGTGACCCCTTTCGGGGGTGCAGCAAGTAGTTTATCAACGTCACCCATATGTTTTACCTTCCTTAAAAAATCTTAATAGTTACCGGAACGCAGATTCGCAACCATGGCGCAAAACGCCTTGTATTGGTGCGGGTAGGGGTTGCCCTGCAGCGATGAAGCAACCAGCCACAAGTCATGTAAAACCATATCACGCCTGGTCAGGGCCTCAACCATGGCCCCGCGTTCCTCACCAAAACTATCCAACCATTCGTATGATGTGGGGGGTTTAGGCCCCATCGCGTCCACCACGGTGGTGAACTGTTCAGCCAAACTCACTTCTCAACCTTTTCTTAGCCATTGAAGTTTCCTTTACTTACGCCATATATTATACACGAATGTGACCCACCTGTCAAACCAATGTGGCAAGAATCACATTCCTTGGGGGAACTCTTTAAACCGCGAATAGTGAAGCTGGTGAGCAATCGTATGCACACCAGTCGCCCCACCACGATTCTTAGCAATAATAATATCCGCCTCACCAGCCCGCTGGTGGTCAGGGTCTTTCGCATCCGGCCTATCAATTAGCAGGATAATATCAGCATCCTGCTCAATCGCCCCAGACTCACGCAAATCAGAAGCCCTAGGGGTGCCCCCATCACGGTTTTCACTATTCCGATTCAGCTGGGCAACCAACACAATAGGCACATTCAAATCCTTAGCAAGAATTTTCAGCTGACGTGTCATCTGCGCCACCTGCTCCTGCCTTGGAACATTCACATTGGCGGGGGTGATGAGCTGTAAATAGTCCACGACTATGAGTCGCACATCATTCTTGCGCACCTCAATTTTTGATCTCGAAACAATATCCATAATCGTCTGGCTAGCATCATCACTAATATAGATAGGGGCATCCGATATTTCCCCAGCCTTCCGCTTAAGCGTCTCAAACTGGTCAACCGAAACATGCCCGCCACGAATCGCACTAATATTCGTGCAAGTTTCCGCGGCCAAAATACGCTGCTGAATCTCCCTCGAAGACATTTCCAACGAAAACATAAAGGTAGCAGCCCCATTCCTGATACTGATTTCCCGCATAAAATCAACCGCCAACGTGGATTTACCGCACCCAGGCCGTGCCGCAACCACAACCAACTGCCCACCCTGCAACCCCTGCAACATTGCGTCAAGCCCACGAAAACCAGTCATCACCCCCTGTGGGAGTTGCCCGGCCATAGCATCAGCTAACCAATTCAACGATTCATCGAACGCTAAATGGTGAGCCCCGCCCGCCGACGACGATAGCATAATGTTATCCAAACCGTCACGCACCCTGCCCAAAACATCCGTTGAAGTGACCGACGGTTCCTTGCACAAGGTTTCCATATGCGCGGCCAATGACCATAATTGGCGCTTGCGTGAACGCTCCTTGACATTCCCCGCCAAAAATGGTATGTCGCTTTTCATCGTGGCCTTGGATAGCAGGTTATGCACCACACTACCATCAATACGCCCCAGCTCGCCCCGCTTCTCCAAACCCCCTAGCACACTAATAGCATCAATATCAACCCCCGCCATGAATAAATCTTGCATAACCGCAAACACCGACTGGTGCGCCCAATGCTGAAAGTCCTTGGCTTCAACCAGGGTGAACACCTCACCCGTGCCAACACCCCCCATCAGCAAACAACCCAACAGGGTTTTTTCCTCATCCAATGCTAAGGTTTCATTCACGTGCTTCTCTCCCCACATAAACTAGAACCCCCCACAACAGGGGGGGGGCAACGAATAATTATCTACGACAAAAGGGCTTTGCGGTACTCCATCAGGCGAAGCCGATTAAAACCACCATGCGCATGCTCTCTTAAACCATCCTTAACAAGCACCACCACGGGGGCCTGCAAAACATTATCAGCAGCTGCCTGGGCTTTCACGTTCTCATCAATGGGTGCGTATTCTACCGGAACATCCGGGTGCTTGTCAAACCATTTTTTCACAGCGTCACATTGTGGGCAGGCTGGTTTTGTGAACACAAGTACCGTGTTTTCTTTAGAACGGGGGTTGCTCATTATCCACACCTCCTTGCCATGGTTGTTGCGGCCCGCGCATTTGCGGCTGCTGTTGCTGCTGGTAGCGCTGCTGCGCACCTATCCAACCCTGTTGTGCCTGCTGCTGTAGACTACCGCCCTGCGCCATGTTTTCGCCTTGGTCCTGGAATCGTTTTCCGGTCAAATCCAAACCGATAGCGGTTGCCGTCATCTGCAAACTGTGGGCAGTCTCACCATTCTTATTCTGGTACTCGTGGTTCACTAGCCTGCCTGCGATAACAACCCGGTCGCCCTTTTGCAAATTATTAGCAACCGATTCAGCAAGCCGGTCAAAGCACGACACTCGCACCCATGTTGTGTCCGTCACATCCCAGTTGCCAGTATCGGGGTCTTTCTTATAATCAGTATTGGCAACACTGAAGGAACACACCGCTTTCCCCGCCTGCGTAAACCGCAATTCTGGGTCGCCACCGAGGTTGCCCCGGAATGAAACATCAAGACTCATCGTCATTTCCTATCTTATTATTGTTGTTCTCATCTGCCAGAAGGCTATCAATCTTCCGGCGCCGTTCCTCACGCCACAAGCGCACCCGTTCACGCATCTTCGGGTCACGCCCCAAATCCGCCATCACATGGCCACAATGGGTGAGAATATCCCCAGGCCTTGGGGGCGAATCCGTGGCACGCGCTAAACCAAACCACCTTCCGAAAGCCATATCATACACCGGCTCCGGGTAGTCACCAATAGCATTCAACGATTGATACCACACGTTAACCAGGATATCGTGCTCCATGGCGTTTTGGGGCCGTTTGAAACCCCACACCGACACGATCATTTTTTCCAATAATTTTTCGGTCGCTTCATGGCTGATACTCATTACCGAACCCACGCCTCCAAATCATCAATGTGCAAGCTTTCATACTCTGGGCTGGGTGGTTTACGTAACAGTGACGGTATCATGGGCACACTATCCCACTCCCCACCATTCAACCAGGTGGTTGGGTGCTTGATATACTGCCGATCCGTGCTGACCGCATCATGGTAGGCCGCGTACCGTTTGGCGGCATCTATCAGGGTTTCCTCAGAAACGGTTTCAACAGCACTCTTCCACGCCCGAAATGCTTTGGCCTTATTCACCCGGCGCGGGTAAGCCTTCCAAAACGCCTCGAACCCATCGGTGTACCTGCCCCGCACGGGGCGTTTAGCCGCCCCCAACAGCACCATTTTACAATTCGGCGGGGCAACAACACTAACAGTAATCAAATCCGCAGATTCCCCAATCGTGCACACCCAACGAAAATCAAACAAAACCTCAAGGTGGCGCATAAAATCACCATAGGATTCATGAACAAAGTCTAAGAAAGCATCCATATCGGTTTGGGTGCCAGACGCCCCAGCCACCAGAAGCCGCAGAAGGAAAGCAGCATCGAAGTCGTCAAGCTCATCAACCCCCACATCGGGTTTCCCCTCAGTGATACGAATTTTAACCAGCATTGGTCACGCCTTCCAGTCGCGTCTTACAATCACTATACAACCGCATCACCCGCGGGTCCTCACGCAAACTTTGCCCAAGATTCATATAGTCATTCCGCAACACCTCAAGATCAGTGATGCCCATCACGCGCGTAATGAACTCTTCCGACAAATCAGCCGGCTTATCAGGCTTGCTATCAACCTCCGAATGATCCACACCGTCAACCGTGATGTGAGAATAATCACGGTCAACCTCCATCGTGGGGATATACAAAACCTGGGTGAGGGCAGTACGCAACGCAACACTAATCGCTTTTGAGGTGGCCTTATCGCTCGTGTCGAACGCCTCCGCAGGCACGGTCACCGACAGTTCATCGCCCGATTCGCCATCAGTAAACGTGTACTCCACCAATAAACGCACTCGGATTTGACCAGCACCCTTCGACGTGGTAGCAACCTCATACTGCCAATCCAAAACCTTCACCTTGATGACGATACCGAGCCGCGAAAACACCGGGTGGACAGCGTTGATAACGTGCTCGATACCACGGAAGTTGTACCGTTGGTGTTGGTTCTGCCCCCATTTGCCCACGGCCCCAATCTCTTTTGAGGCTAATGCAAGCTTATGGGCAATGCCTTTCACCCCCTCCGTGCCAGGGGTTTTTTCAATAGCCACGGTGCCCATGCCCAGGCCCTTAGTTTCCCCACCATTAGGGGTTTGTGTTAATTCAGTCACAATTACCTTTCCTTACATGAAATGTGCTACGGCGTACACCAGGGCAGCAATAGCCGCAACAACGATAATCAGTTTCACGATCACGGCAAACACCATCAGGCCAACCCAAAGGCGCTGTTGACGTTTCATTTCTGCATCAAACTCTTCGAACGAATGATCTAGTTTCATGTGTTTTTCCTCACATTTTAGGGACGGGGGATAGCCAACACCATCATGTGGTGTCGACTTCACCCACCCCCACAAACAGTGGGGCAGGGCTTCATCTTAGCTCACCGGCACATCCTCACATTTCGGCTGGGACAACGGGTCATTTCCAGCAAGAAACTTCACACACTTAGCATCAAACTCCGCCAACACCTCACGCCAACCAGGCAGAATAATATCAAGCATCGCATCAGAATCGGGATCACCGGAACACGATTCAATACCGGACCACTGGTGGTCCGCACCATGACCAATATCAAGAAACAGGAACGACTCGCCGTCGTCGTGCTCGCGGTGCATGTTGAAGTAATACACGCAGTTCCCGCCCCCAGCCCGGGGCAGCATCACATACTGTGAGAAAAACCAACTATCATCCTCACGGCGATAAAACCGCATGCCCTCAAACCGCACAGGGTCCTTGCGTAGGTCATGCACCCGCGCCCCAACCCAAGCCTGAGGCAACAACTCTTCGATCGCCTTCATGCCCTCGGCTGTATCGGGGTCGAGAATCCACTCATCATTTTCAATGTCAAGCACCCGATCATAAAACCAGCCATAAGCAATATACCAGCCCGGCTTATGCGGATAGTATTCTTCCAGCAACCGGTCAGCCCGGTTCATCTTCTCAAACGTTGCCATGGCCTTTATCATACTCCTTTACTCGCCTGTTTGCAAATCAGCCTTGACGCCACAGCCACACGGACCCATCACCAGCGGTAACAAATTTTTCACCCGGGTGGTTTTTATCCATGTGCAAAAGTGTAGCAATTTCCTGATCGGTGTCAGGCCCGATACTGATTTTTGCTGTCAAAACTTTCTCAACATCCTGCCTGAAAACCGCCATGGCGCGGTGACGCCAAGGGGCGATAGCATCCAACTTTTTAGAGCTTTCCAAATTGTCATCCACGATACGAAGGCCGGTCCACGCATTGTTAGGCACAGTCTCATAATCATGGCCGCCGTAGAAAGTCGTATAATACTTTCCCTCACCAATCACATCCCCCGCCAGAAGATAATTAAAAGCAATATACGGGGGGTTGGGGTCTTCCATGTCCGGGTTGATGAAATTAATGCATTGCCGCAAAATTTTCTCTTCATGCAGCGCGACCGGATCACGGTACCAAAGCTGCATCACCCGGGGCTCCACTTTCGTGTAATTACCCCCCGTGTTGGGGTAGCGAAGGTCAGACCGCCCCAGCGCATCAATCACGGCAGCCTTATCGGCGCCCCAATAATTCAACTTCCATTTCTCCGCCTCATCATCAACCAGCAGATCATAAGCGCAATCCTCATTAAACAACTCGCGCGGGGTTTCAGGCAGGTGCAGTTTACGCAGCTGTTCGATCACCCCATATTTTTCCCGCATAAAAGCATCATACTCATCAATCCCATCAGGGTCGTCACAGCAGTCTTCCCACCACGGGTTTGTCACTTGGTTTCCCCTTTCAAACAGTTTTGCAGGCTTGCCTTATGAAACTCGTAGGCGATTTTATACAAGCGTGCGGCAATACGGTTATCCTCCGTGTCATCAATTTTTTCACCCTCACGGAACACGTACATGGTGTGAGCATGGCATTCTTCAGCCTTGGCCAAGAGCTCTCCCGCCGCCACGCCAGTTTTTACACCATCCTGAATCACATCCAGGGTGGCCAGGCCCTCATTCACCCCCAGCAGATACGCGTAATCCTCGGCAAACTTGCGGAAACGATCCTCGGTGAACTGCGTGAAACCATCCACCTTGTACGCTACTTTTTCACGCTCCGTATCATCCTTGCGTTCTAGTAGCCTGCTGAAAAATTCTGCCAAACGGCCTTCCTGCGCCGCGGTCATCGCAGCGCCCCAATTAATATTAACCATGCCCCTATTATAACAATCCCCGGCCTAGACGGCAAGTCTAAACCGGGAAACTGGTGGTGATGTTGGTCACATGCTAGCATTCGTATGCGATAGCATCAAACAAAACACCCTCAGCATGCTCTAGCCTACGCACTAAATCATCATCCGAAAGCAGAGGGATTACCGCATTAGCATAGGGCACGATTACCCCATGCGCAAAAGTGAACACATCAAAATCATCAAAATTATTGAAAACAGCCATCGCGTTTTCGATGAGCATTTCCGCAATCTTCACAGGGTCCGACTCCCCCAACCACGGGGGTACCGCGGCGCCCGCCAGGAACCGAAGCTTTTCTTCCGAAACCCCCACATCCTGCCCCGCATCCTTCAGCAGCGACAACTGTAGCAGCAGGGGGGTGGCCACAACCCAATCCGGCGCCCCCGCTTTCGGGAAAACATCAACCTGTTTTTTCAGGTGCTCCTTAAACTCCTGGATATTCATGTTCATAACGACTCCTTCAAAACTTTATCCACGGCTTCCAGCACAGTCACCAAATTAGCAGCAAACTGAACCTTAGAAAAACCATCAGGCATCAGCCGGAAAATCACTTCCGACTCGGGAATCAGCACACTGCGCATGTGGCTAATTTCCCTCGGACTCATCGAACCACCCGCAACCACACCAATATTAGCAGTCATGATTTGCGCAGCCTCAACAGGGGTTTTAGCCGCATGCCACGAGGGTGTGACAGCCGCCACCAAAGCCGCGTAGTCGCTTGCGCTCATGCCCCCAATCGGATACCCGTAGCGGGCCAGAAAATCCACCTCGTGCAACAAAACCTGTGCTTCCACCCATTCGGGTATCCCACCGCGGGGAAAATTCTTCACCCGCTCAAGTATGCCAGCCTGATATTCTTGCAACGTTTCCATTAGTTAAATCCTCCTAAGATTTTTTGCATATGTTCAAGATTTTGTTTCCCAATCTCCGCCACCTCCGCCTGGGTGTACCCGTCATGTGGGATTATTTGCCCAGGGCGCAGCGTGTAGCATTGTTGCAGAAACTTGTTAAGCGTGTTCTTAGCCTCCGGCCAGACGGCGAGAAGATCATCACCCACCGGGGCGCCATACGATATGCGCCACCTGAAAAACACGCGGTGGTGGCGGCGCCCTGCTCTCTGGTAGACCCTCAGTAACACCTCCATTTCCTGCTCCTCGAACGGGGCCATAACATCAAATCTCGCCAAGGCCCATAGGGAAATGTTGTCATTGGGGCCACCGGGGATAGGCCAAATGCTAACCCTTTGCGCCTCCAAATCATACAGGGGATCACGCTGGTATAACGACAGATTATCCCCACCATACTTCAGGGCACCACCATCACCGATGTGCGACCTTAGGAAATTACGCATTGTACGGGGCACGCGACCCATGCACTTTACACTATGTGGCATTCACAAACTCCCAAACATGCTTGCTGAACTCTTTTTCCAGCCACACGCGCCTAGAACCACCTTTGCGCTGAACATCAATGAAAGTAACAAAATCATTTAGTTCACCCGCGCAACCAACATACACCACATGGTCGCCAAACTGCTTCTTGTACACCAGGTCATGCCAGTAGCCCAAATTGAAAAATGTTTCTCGATGATCCTCCTCACGCTCCCATGTGCCATCCCAAAGATCTACCAGCTGGTCACGAAGAAGGTCTTTTACTTCCTTAATGATTTGCATTATCGTATCCTCCATGGTTTTTATTATACCAGTCCGGGGCCAGTGAAACCAGCCCCGAAACTATGATATGCGTCACAACATTGGTAAGTCTTCGATAAACTCGCGTAAGCGCATCTCCGATTCCGGTTTTTGCAGCGAGCCGCGGTATGTCTCAAATGTGAAGCTTTCCAGCTCGCGCGCAGCTTCCGGCCAGTAGATGCCCAGCTCATGCCCGTAAAGCACCAGGTCTTCAAGATTTGCTTCCCACTCGATATACACATCATCATACAGGCCGGAAATGAGAAGGTGGGCTTCGATTTTGTGGGTCCGGTAGGGGTCCGTGGGGCACCCCGTGAAGGTCGCTCCAAAATCATATGCGCCTTGACGGTTCCAACCATCGGCGCCGAAAAACTTGCGCCAAAGCTGGGGATTGGCAGGGCAGGGTTCGGCCGGGCCAAGGAAACAATCGTACCCCATGTATATGGTTTTGAAAGCTTCGGTCACAAAATTGTGCATGGTTGGGGGCACATGATCCAGTACTTTCATGGCTAAAACTCTCCTTCCTCATCATAGCAGTGGTCTTCCAGCCATTCCATGGCAGCATCCTCAAACATGCTCTTGATTAACCATAGTTTGCCACCCAAAATTTTGTCGATCTGCTCACGCTCATCCCATTTTTCCAGCTCCAGAATTTCGCCGCTGGGAAGATGCTCAATGGTCAGGCCAAGATCGTACTCATCGAGAATACCGGTTGCCCAGATGAGAATTTCGTAATCCCCGACCGTGCGAGTCCAGGATAAGCGTATCCCTTCCTCGATGTCAGTTTCCACTGGTGCGGTTTCCCAGCCGTCCATAGTGAGGTTGACGTCCACCACAATATCAAAAATGTTACTCATTTTCCCGGGGCCTCCAACCCCTTTGCCCGGCCCCACCACCTTTGGCGGGCTTCCGCTCT